ATATCACTCTTTACGGAGGATAGTCGTATAAGCCTTAATAATAACGTAAAAAGGGGGCTTTAAATAGTCCCCTATTTTACAAAATACACATATAAAAAATGGCTTGCGATTTAACACGATCAAGAACGAGAAACTGTAAAAATAGTATTGGAGGAAACTCTAAGTTATTTTTATATAATTCTTTAGAGGATGCTTTTACAGTAGTAGCTTCAGAAGCAACTTCTATGAATGTAGCACTTACAGAGGCTTACGCTTATGAGCTTGAAGGAGATTTAAACACTCTGGAGGAGGTTATCATAGGAGAGAGACAAAACGGTACAAGATTTAATACACAGACGCTCACAATATCTTTAAAAGGTATGAGTGCAGCAGATGCGGCTGAGTTTAATCTTTTAGCTTCGTCTTTCAGTCAAGGGGTAATAAAGGACAGAAACGGGAACTTTCTTTGTCTAGGTTTAGACGATGGTATGGACTGGCAGATTACAGCTACAACTGGAGGAGCTAAAGGAGATTTGAGTGGGTATACAATAGTGGGGACAGCTACGACAGCTGAATTAGCTCCGACTATGGACTCAGCAACAGAGACAGCTTTTTTAGCAGTAGTAGTATAGTTTTATTTTAGTTTAGTTTTAGAACCCTCTTACATATAGTAAGAGGGTTTTTTTGTAACAATATAGCAATAAAAGTATTATTATAGTATGAAGGTAGTACTAACAACAGACACAACACATACAATAAGACTTATACCTCGGTTTAGTCCATTGGGTGCAATAGTTGTGACTCTGCGCAATGAGTTTACTGAGGCAGTCTCAGAGCCTTCTAATAGCTTTGTTTTAAGCAATGGATATCTTTCTGTAACTTTCGATCACACTTTTCTAGAAAGAGACAGATATCAGTTTACGGTTTCAGATGATAGCGGTATAATCTACAGAGGTAATATATTCGCAACAACGCAGGAAACACAGAATTTTAAACTTTCAGAAGGAGTATACTTATGAGTAAAAATATAGAGTTAAGCGTGGTAAAATTTGCGACCTATGTCAGACCAGACGAGGCTGTAGACAAGACTAGAAACTGGGTATTAAATGGTAAAAAAAATAGTTTCTACCAGTATATTATAGACAGGAACGCGGGGAGTCCTACAAATGGATCTATTAATAAAACTTATACAGACCTTATACTAGGGCAGGGATTGTCTTTTGTAAAAAATCAATCTGGATCTGCAAAGAACGCTCAAGACTGGGCGAAGTTAAACTCTATATTAAAAGCTAAAGATTTAAAAAGAATAGCGACAGACTTTCAAGTGTTTGGAGCTGCTTCAATGCAAATCCAAAACAACAATAAAGGAGAATTAATTTCTATCTCACATATACCAAAACAGAGTGTAGTTCCTGCTATTGAAAACGAGGACGGAGAGATAGACATGTACTGGCACTCTAAAGACTGGACAAATATCTTCAGAACAGAAAACACTCCTATAGACTATCCTGCTTTTGGAAGCAGTAAAGAAGGTTTAGAGATATATGTAGTAAGACCTTACAGTGTAGGAATGACTTACTTTGAGAGTCCAGACTATGTATCTGGATTACAATACTCAGAGAGTGAGGAGGAAATTTCTAACATGTATATCAACTCTATTAAGAATGGTCTATCTACTGGTTTTATTATAAATGTGAAAAATGGTTACACCATAGAGCCAGAAGATAAAAAGAAATTTAAGAAAAATGTAGAGGAAAAATTGGCGGGATCTTCTAACGGTGGCAGTTTCATTATTTCATTTAGCGGAGAGTCTGTAGAAGTAGAGGTGATTCCTTTTCCTGTCAATCAAGGAGTGCACAAGCAGTGGGAGGTATTGAATGACACTTGCGCTCAGAAAATACTAACCTCACACAGATGTCCTAGCCCTAGTATAGCGGGTATTATTTCATCTTCTGGATTTAGTAATACAGCGGAGGAGATGGACATGGCAGAGGAGCAGCTACTAAAAAGAGTTATAGCCCCAAAACAAAAATATCTTACAGACGCTTTAGAGGAGATTTTAGTGAGCTACGACATTAACTTAGATTTAGTCTTTAAGCCATTAACAGAGGTTAAGGACGAAGCAGCTCCAGAGGTTGAAATGTCCTCACATGTTTGTATGGCAGAGCACAAAGTTAGCGAAGGAGTTACTGAGCAGCTTATAAGTATGGGCGAAGATGAGAGTAGTGAGTGGGATTTGTTGTGTAGTTCAGACGTAGACTATGACACAGACGACGATTTACTAGGCTTAGTACAATTTGCAACTAATACAGGGGTTGCGAGACCAAACTCTAAAAGCTCACAAGATAGCGAAGACATTAAAATAAGATACCGATATGTTGGAAACCCATCTCCAGAGAGATTGTTTTGTAAAAAAATGATCTCCGCTAATAAGTTATATCGAAAAGAAGATATAATCCAGATGGGGTCTAAAACAGTTAACGAAGGCTTTGGAAAGCGTGGAACGAATGACGCTCCATATTCCATATGGTTACATAAAGGGGGAGGATTACTTTCTGAGACTTATCCTAATGGGACATGCAAACACAAATGGCAAAGAGAGATATACCTTAAAAGAGGCGGAGGAGTAGACGTAAACAGCCCGTTAGCTAAGACAATAAGTACAAGTGAGTCAAGACGAAGAGGCTATAAAGTTCCAACTAATGACAGCGATGTGTCTATAACTCCACATAATAACAAATAAGATGGCAGAATTTTTATTCACAACAGACGCAGAGATGAAATCTACTACATTACTCAACGGTAATGTAGACCCAGACAAGTACAAGTTCTCTATCTCTTTAGCTATGGACTCAGTAGTAGAGCCATTGCTAGGAACGGAGCTTTATGATAAGATAGCAGCAGAGGCAGAGGCAAACACTCTAAGCGGTTTATATCTTACTTTGTACAATGAGTATGTAAAACCTATAACTAAGTACGCAGGACTCTCTGAGTACTTATTAATAGCTTCTTATACTTTAGATAATGCGGGTTTATTTGTAAGGACTCCAGAGAATGCTGTCTCAGTAGACAAAGAGGAAGCGGAGTTTTTAGCTAGTAAGTATATGAGTAAAGCGACAAAATATATAGGACGCTTTGAGAAGTGGATAGGCTTAAACCCATTAACAGAATACAAACATAATCAAGACGGAGTAGATGCACAGGATATAGCACCGTCAACAGGATGGTACTTTTAATAGATGAGTATAACTAGACACATAAAAAGAGACTGTAAGACATTACTAGGAGGTGTAAAAACTTTCTATATAATGGACTGGAATAAATACTCCAGATCTCAGATATTAATTAAAGACCAAGAGCTAACCTCTTATCCTTTAAGCACAGTATTTGAGGTTTATTCAGACACAACTAACTTTAGCGAAAGCTCTTCTTTTGAGGGTGGAGCTACACAATGGAAGCAGGATTTTAACTTCGTAATACCAAAAACAGAGATAGGCTCAGAGATTTATAAGCTGCTCAGAAAAAATGTTATAATATTTTACAGAGACAGGATAAACAATCTTCGTGTATTGGGTCTTTTTAACGGATTAGAGGCGCAAATCACAAACGAAGCAGGGCAAGGTAAGGGAGATTTAAACGGATATAGGGTCACTTTAGATGGGTTGGAAGATCATCAGTCCTATTTTGTGGGTAGTCTTGACGATATTAATATAAATATCGGGGACGTTTATAACTATATATTCCAGAACGGAGATAATTTCATATTTCAAGATAGTAAAAACTTTATATTTAATACATAATGGCAACAAATAACCAAAGATTACCACAAAAAAACGAGCTTTTAGTAGCTGACTCACAGGATAAAATACATATCGTAGATGTTAGCGACATCTCTGCAGATCCTTCAGGGACTTCTAAATGGATAAAAGCCGAAAATTTAGGCGGTGGCGGTGCTAGTCCTACAGACTTTCTAAGCCTTACTGATGTATTAGAGGGTTCTTATGTAGGACAAGACGGAAAGGTAGTAGTAGTCGCTGCGGGTGGCGGGTTAGAGTTTACAGACCAAACAGCCGCGCAGTTTCTAGGACTCACAGACGTAACAGAAACAACTTACGAAGGCTTTGAGGGGCAAGTCCCTGCTGTAACGGTTGACAGAACACAAGAGCCTCCTGTTAGTAGTTTAGAATTTACTAGACTCCCAACTTTCGAGGATTTATACGGAGGTAATGCTATTATTAATGGTGGTGTCGTTTTAAAAAGTACAACAGCCTTAATATATACGGTATGGGCTTCTGCTTTTGTAATAAATAATAGGTATCACAATATAACTGTTAGCGAAGATGTTACATTGTCACAGGGAGATGCTACTTATGGTAGGATTGATGTTCTAG